TACTTTTACTGGTACACCTGCTGCTCCTACTGCTACTGTAGGTACTAATTCAACCCAAATTGCCACTACTGCTTATGTTATTGGTCAAGGATATGCTCCTTTAGCTAGTCCTACTTTTACTGGAACTGTAAATGCTGCTGCAATAACCGCATCTGGATTAATTAATGCAACCGGCGGATTGACTGTTCCATCGGGTGCAACTTTGACTGTTCCGTCGGGTGCAACCTTAAATGTTACTAATGCTACTGTTACTGGTTTACCTGCAACTGGTGCTCCTATAAATAATCCTAGTTTTACTGGTACTGTTAATATTGCAGCTGGTAATTATCTTACTATAGGTGGAGCTACTGCTAATGCATCATATATTGTTAACGTAACTGGTAGTATACAAGCTACTTCATATAATGCAACTTCAGATATGCGTATTAAAACAAATATGACTAACATAAATGGAGCTTTTGCAGTAGATGTACTTCGTAAATTTGAACCAAAAAAATATTCTTATATTGATAATAATGGTACTAAGGATAGTTATACATGGGGGTTTGTAGGGCAAGAATTAGAAGAATGTGCTGATTATATTGTAGATAAAACAACTAATTATCTTCCTAATGTCTATGACTATGCAGATATTTCTAATAATTTTATTATTTTAAAAAATAAATCTACTAATGAATTCATTATTAAATCATTAAACGACCCATCCTTATGTAAAATGAAATTTCTAGATAATAATAAGAAACAAATAACCAGAACCATAGATAAAATCATTGATGATGTGACATTTTCAGTTAAAGAACCGATTACCAATAATGATGTATCAGATAATAAGATTTTTGTATATGGTCAATTGGTTGATGATTTCCGTAGTGTGAACCATACATCTATTTTTACAATTACTACTGCTGCTGTGAAAGAAATAGATAGTGAATTACAAAAAGCCCTCCTAATTATTGAAGAGCAAAATAAACTTATCCAACAATTACGTTATGACTTGGATGAATTAAAAAATACGGTTATTAATTTCATGAATAAATAGAAATGTAGATAATGTATAAGAATGTTGTAAAACATATTTTCATAAATTAAAAATATGTTTATTTACCGACCTAATTTGCATTTGCATATATTCGTATTCGTATAAGAACTATTTAATATGCATTTACAAGCGGTTTTTAAATTAGAAGCATTTTTGGTTTTTTGCCAGTTCAACGGTTGAGGAGTCGGTACTGAAAATGCTCCAGGAATCGGTACACGGTTTGGTCTTCTATTAGTATTGTTACATAATAAAAAACTAGGACAATTAGATGTTAATGTACCCATGTTTTGAACGACGGTTTTATTTTTATCCATTCCTAATACTACCTGTGTATTTATCGGAGTAATCTTCCTATAAATAACTTTACTATTTGAAACTGTGTTCTCTAAAACAAATTCTTTATAGTCTGAATAATCTTGTGAATTAAGTATTGGTAACATATTTGTGCTCATATCTACAATTAATGTAGTAGATATCTTTTTATATTTTAAATAATCACTTTGAGACATATTTTTATTGTTATACGTGTATACATTATAATAATAAAAAATTTTATTCTACTATTTGGATTTTTTGGCATTATTATTTCCATTTTGTTTATAAAGTTGTTGACAAAGAAAACTAAATGACCAGTTTGCTCCATTTAAATCAACTGTGTTTCCCTTATCACTTATTAGTTTTATTTTCATACGATTAATATTTACTGGACCAATATATAATCTACTATTGCTTTGTAATGTTCCACCATATTCTACAAAATATTGACCATTCTGTAGACCAGCTAATTTCATTGGTATAACTGCAAATACATCTTCAGAAAATGGACCCTTACCAAAACTCTTATAATTCTGCCCACCTAAAATATTTGATGTGGTCTTGTTTTTGGCATTTGCTTTTTCTATTAATGAATATAATTGATTCTCTGTTAAATTAGAATACTGGTCATTAGTTGTTGGAGAATTGTAATTATATGTTAATTTACCGGTTGCCGGGTCACATTGAAAATTAGTTCTGTCTGCATAAGACGGTAATGGAGCTGTAGTATCTTGGCCTGTTATAGTTACTAATCCGTCATTTAAATGATTTAAATTATAATCATCTAAACTTATTAAAAAATAATTAAATAAATTCGTACTAACACCTGTGTCGCCAATAATACTAATTATATTATTTATTGGTGTATAACTAGATAACGCATAAGATATTGCAGTACGAAAACCTAATATCCAGCCAAGCGTTGAGTCCCATGTTGTATTTTGAACACCCTTCGCACCAATAAAACATTGTACAAAACTTAAAGTATCATAAAATACAACTTTATAGTCAGATGCTCTATAAATTTTATTTATATTAGGCCGTATTTTTAAATAATAATTATTATTAGTATCTGGACTTGATAAATAAAAATATGTTCCATATGCTCTGCTATCAGATGCAAGTATATTATTTATTGTGGAGATTAATAAATCTCTAGTATAATTAATACTATTACCGCCAGAATCTTTTTTTGGAATAGTAACCACTATATTGTTTTCATTTCCAGAGCTATAAACTCCATCTTCATAAGCTCTGAAACTAAAAGTATTTGATATGTTGGGATAATTTACAAAATTTATTACATTTGATTGAATATTTGTATTTCCTTTTACTGTTATTATGTTACTATTAGGAGATTGAATTGCATAGGTTGAAATATTGGAGCCTAAGTTATAAGAAACATCTATAAAAGATGCATCTATGTTCAATGGATTTGACCAAAATTTTGCTAAGGGATTGGTATTTTCAAAAAAACGGATACTATAATCAGCAGATGTTATCTTTCTAGAGATATATACATTTAATAATACTTGTACTTTGGTATTACTCAATACATTTATTTTAAACGATGTGTTATTTGTAAATAATTGTTTCCCTTGATATGTATAATTTATTAAATATGAAGTTATATTAGTTGCTAATGTGTTGTAATCATAAAAAGTATTTGTCGTATTATAAATGATATCTCTAAATTTTGTATCAAAAGTATTTCCACATAAATCGGAAATATTTGTATTCGGTTTTATTTTGAATAATATAGAACCATTTTTAATCGTTTTTGTATCAAACGCATTGGCGTTATTGGAGGAAATATCTGTTAAATTACTATTTGATATATTTGATAAATTAATATTATAATCATTTCCTAATTCAAATAATGTATTAAAACTTGTATCTCTAAAATCAATAAGGTAATTTTGGTTTCCGAAATCTTTTTCAATGTCTATTGCTAAAGAAAATTTAAAATTGGAATCTAAGTACGCATAGGTATATATGGGAGGTTTTGGACTATTAATATCGTAATTATATAATAAGTTTGGAGGGCTGTTTAAAAATGGATAATTACTAGAAACATTAATTATTCCTGCGTTGATAGAATCAATCATTTCTGGTAAAGTATATTTATTTGTATTATTTACTTGGTTGGGTTGAAGAGAAAAAGAAACATCGTTGTAATTTGACGAAAAATCTGGATTAATACATTTTAAAAATACGTAGGGAATTATTGGATTTTTAGTTATGTCGTATAAATTTGTTTGCTGTATAATAGGTGTCTCTGCTGTAATAAATTGTAAATCATTAGATATATCTAAAAAACGAAAAACTGATGTACTATTGTTACTATTTGTCCAGATTCTTGTATTAGTTGGTAATATATTTGTTTCATCTGGAAATTGAATAAATATTTTGGAATTAGTTGTGTTATTTGTGGTGTACCGATTTGGTTTTATTTTTAATTGATAATAGACTGGACCTAGGCTAAATCTTACATCACTGGCGTCAGTTATGGTAATTTTTGAGAAATATGATTCATTTGATAGATATTGATTATTAAATAATTGATTACTTATATCAAGTAAAATCTCATTACGACTATATTTTTCTCCATTAGTTAATAACGATAATGTTATTGGTATAATTTGGTCAATTTGTTCGGAGTTATTAAATAGTTGACTTTTACCATTGCTTACAATACTTATATATTTTATAATATAAAAGGTAGTACTAAGCGGGTCAATTTTTATATTTTCAAAATCATTATTCGCTATATCTGTACCAGTAAACAGAGATGTATTTAACGTATTTAATTGATAAGATGCTTGATTAAATCCTAATGCAGTAGGAATGCTTATTGTTACTCTAGAAGCATCATTTATTGTTTTTGTAATAGGGTCTACTATATTTGGACTTGACCAATTATTAAAATTTAATTCATAACTATTTTCACTATATTGGTTGGTTAAATCAACTGTCATTGTCGTTAGAGATGAGGCGGTATTTAAAAAAATATTAGTAGAGGCAAAACTTACATCATTATGTAAAGTATATTTTTTTTTTATTGAATTATTTACAGCAGTTGCAAGTTCGGTGGGGCTATAATTACCAGGTTCTATGGAAATCTGGATATCATGATTTCCATTATTAATTCCCGGTGAATTTCCCTTTAAATAGAAAAAGTTACTTCCATAACTCTTTGCTATAGTATACCAAGTATATGGAATTTGGACAGAATATAAACTTAATGACACCACATCCTTTAACGGGTCTGATAAATCAAATGTAAATTCAGTTGATAAAGCTGTTTTATTAGCCCTATATTGGCTGTCAATACTTATAACTCTAGTAATAGTTTGCTGTAATAAAGGATTTAAATTATCTGGTTTAAAATCTACCTGTTTTACAAAATTTACTTGTTCGGTTTTTAAAAAAGAATCTGACGGAACAGGTGGTATTGTGTTACTCGTCACAAACGAATTACCATAGTCAGTACTGTAAGAAACATTACCTGTTAATAGATTACTTACTAATGCGTTATCATAAACGAGTGTTCTACTATCGGTTGTTGTATCTAAGTTTGGTTTGGTAATATTTTGTGTTCTATTAATTTCATTTAAAGTAGTCATTCCTTCCTTACTGTTTGTATTTATGTTTTCTTCGTCATTGTTGTCTTCTGTCTCGTCTTCTTCTTCATCTTCTTTTGTATCAAAAAAATGGTTATAAATATTATTAAAAAATGCAGCTAGTTCGTCCCCGGAATCATTTTGCATATTTTTGTATTTACGATATAAGAAAATTATTTTAGCTTCTAGTTCTCTATCAGTAGGATTTGATAAATCTAATATATCATATAATTCAGAATCAGTATATGTTGAAACATTATACATATCCTCTTCTCTTTTTTGCATTTTATTTATATTAGAATAAGACAAAACATTTATGTGTTTTTATTTACTAATCGTATTTTAAACATATTTCCTATAAAATCTACTAAATCTATTTTTTTACTTACTCTATATAACATGTCAACTGGAAAGGACTTTAATCCTTGTCCGCGTTTCATATGTTTATTTCCTTTAAAACATAATATGTCAAATACTTGCATTATTTGTTCTTCTTCTTCTGACATGTCTTCGCGGCTAATCCTGTTTTTACCAATATAAACATATCTGTTGTAATTTCCATTTTCATATACGAAAAATTTATTTAAAATTGGATGATTACGTACCATACCTATTCCCATTATTTTGTTGGTATCATTATTCATTTCTAAAATGAATAATACAGAATCTATTGGTATACTGATTGTGACTGGGTCTGGTGAGCAGTAAACACAATTAAAATTAGGGTGTTCTTTACGAAATAGTTCGTTTTCAGACCAGGTTGTGTTGTTAAATCGAGATGTTAAAAGAAAATTGCGGATTTGTTTCTTATAGTCAGAAACTAACTTTTTGTGGATTTTTTCCTCGTAGGGTAAACTTGTTGTCATTTTATACTGTTTTTTTGGGAGGAAATATTTTTTCAATTTTTTTGAGAACCGATAAAATATTTCTTTTTTTAAAATAGTTATATTTTATAATAAATGGAAATCTTTTTTAATGAAGATGATGAAGTATTATCTTCAACCTCTTCTACAGAAGATGTAAATTTAAATATAGAAACTAACGTAGTTATTAATATTGATAATATTCAAGAAGAAAAAAACTTGATTGATTATACAACAAATCATTTTAATACCAAAATACAGGAGGATTTTGAAAAATTTAGAGATATTCATAGCATTTATAATGGTAATTATAGGAGCAATAGTCCAATTACTATATCAAATTATGATAGTAGAAGTAACAGTAATAGTGGTAGTGATTCTGATAATTTAGAAGACGATGATGCTATTGTAATTTCAGATATTAGTCAATATAAAAAACTATCTTATAGAGACGTGGAAAAGATGATACATAAATATTACGAATTTACTATTGATAATAAGTTTTCTAATGAAATAGATATACTAACTACCTTTATTAAAGGACAAAAGAATCTGTATGTTCAATCAAAGTATTTCGTACAAAGGAGATTAAATTGTCTAATGTTTCCATCTCTTTTAATTAGTGCGTTTATAACAATGATTGCTCCATTTATTGAATGTATTCGCTGGAGTGGTGGACTTATTTCGGCATTAAATGCAATAATAATGCTTTGTGTTTCTTTTATTAACTATTTAAAATTAGAATCTTCTATAGAAAATTATTTATATAACGTGAAACAATATGATAAATTGGAAACTAGCTTGGAAATGACGAATAATAAATTACTTTTTATTGAAAATGATAAGGAAAAATCATTATTGGTATTAAATAAAATTAGAGAAGTAGAACGGAAAATTGGTGAGATAAAAGAATCTACGAATGTTTTGATACCCGAATACGTAAAAGGGTTATTCCCTATCATATGTCATATTAATATATTCTCTTTTATAAAAAAGATAGAAATTTATAAAAAAAATTTAATTATAAAATTTAAGGATGTGAAGAATGAAATCAGATATATTTTGTTTAAGATGGAAAAAAATCGCATGGAAAATAAAGAATCTGTAGATAAAAATAAAGATAGATTAGAATTTTTAAATGAAGTAAAGAATAAATTAAAGACGGAAATTTTTGATTTTCAATCTGCTTATTCTCATATAGATTTACTTTTTACAAAAGAGATTCAAAATGCGGAATGTAAAAAAAATGAAACCGGTTTCTGTTTTTGGAGACCTAAACATAAATCATATTGTAAAGGCATGAATACAGTCATAGATAAATATTTTTATTTTATATTTGCTGATGAGTAAAGGGAACCTTAGGTTCCCTTCTGAACCCTCCTTTTTATCTCTGGTTGTAGTGAAGGTAACCTTAGGTTCACTTTTATAACTCTATGTCGTGGTTTATTAGTTGACTCTGTTTTTAAATTTGCGGATGAGTTGCTACAATCTTCCAATACCAAGGCATATTGTGTACAATTTTAATAGAACCCGTATTTATTAAAGTTTTTTGAATATTTATTGAGGTGTGGTTCCAATGTAATTTTATGATAATTCGTTTATGTGTGGGGTCATTTCTTAAAGGAATTTCTGTAATTTTTTCTATTTTTCCAATATGAAGATTACATAATGTTTTATGTATGTAATCTTTTGAAACGGATGACTCTATACGTGGTATGCATATTGAAGACATTT